TAGCAAAAGTTTCTGCAACCTTCTTGCCACCTGTAACTGCCTCAAGTGAGTACTTACCGACTACATAGAGACTGCGAATCTTGGAAGATACAACAAGTGGATCTACAAAGAATCTAAATAATGTATCTACAGTACCTGATGTAAGAGAATAGGCTAGTTTATTCTTCTCAAGTGCTTCAGGTAGAATAAGGTTAGCAAGTTGGCGACCTGGTGAGAACTTAGCCTTATCTACAACCCCAAGGGTTTCATTAAATAGTGCTCGTTCTTTTTCTACATCTGTAACACCAGCTATAACGGTGTTCTTTGGGTCAGCAAGGGCAATGTATTTCATCTGCTCAGGCGTAGCAGATGCTGCAATGTCAGCAAAACTCTCACCTGACTTGATACGCATAGCAATATCTACTGCATCTTGACCATAGAGGCCTTTAGCCTTTTCAATACGGCCTTCGTTGTAAACCTTATCGCCTTTATCGTTTGCTTTATCCCAGGCAAACCCAAGGTCGCCTTGTGATAGTGGAATAGCCAGAGCACGATAGGTGCGAGTGGTTGCATCAGCAACTTCAATAAAACCCTTAAATGCTAAGGTTATTGGGTTGTACTTAAATGCTGCTGCTCGCCACCCTTGTTTTGGCTTCTGAACAACATCTTCTTGGCCAAAGGTTTTAATCATATCTTCTTGCTGATCTACTGGCATCTTGTCAAAAGACTTTTGCGCTATATCAGTTGGAAGGCTGCTAAGTTCTTTATCTTTGCTTACCTTTTTAGAAAGAATATCAATTTGACGTTTTTGCTCTGGCGTTAAGCCAGCAGCATAGGCGGCTGCTTTTAGATTATCAGCCATTAGTTACCTCGTGATAATGCTTCTTGGTACAGAACTGCTATTTCTCCAGTAGTATCGTAAGGCAACATAGCAGCTAATGTGTCAGATAGTTTAACTATGGACTTGTTCATCATTAAAGCCTCTGATCCAGCACCTGGACCACGGTCAATACCTGCAGTGATTGGTTCATCTGGACGCTGAGTTGGTGCAAATAGTGGTGTTACAGGTTCCTGAGCAGGTACTGCTGGAGCCTGTGATGGGCGCACATCTGGAGTTGTTGCCAATGGCGCACCTGATTTAATGGCTGCTGTTTCTACACCTTCACCGTAATAGGCAGAAGGTAAATCTGTTCGCTTTGAAAACTTACCAGGACCTGAAGCACCGGCGAGTGGACCTCTAGCCATCTGTTTCCTCCTGAATTTTCTCTAGGTCTTGGCTCATATCTTCCCAAGCCTTCATTGTCTTTGTCTTTTGATTAGCGTGATAGATAGAAATTTCTAATATCTCTTCTGTAAATGTGTGAAATGATGAGGCTAGGTTGTGTACTAAGCCTGCAAAGATCACTGTAAAATCAGAGCGACGTACTGGACGAGGTATAAAATCGTCATCGTTTCTCATCCAGCACGCCTCTCATTTGAATTATTACTTACCCTTACGTACTTTAACAGCTGTACCCTTACGGCCTGCTGGTACGATACCAAAAGATACTTTGCCTGGACCTGCTGGCTTTGAAGTATCTCGCTTGCCTTCTACGACCTTAGCCATAATTGCCTTTGCGAATGTTCCTTTTTTCATTTTACACCTCCTCCTATGCTGCGCCTGTGATGGATGCAAGTAAACCTGCAATGTCTGGACGTTGAGCTGGACCAGCAGCAGGGGCCATACCGCCTTGTTCTTGTGGAGGTTGCTGCGAGGCAGGGGCGGGGGCCGCACCTGCTGCTGGAATCATTTGTTCTGCACTAGGTGCTGGTACAGGTTGTGGTTCAGGTGCAAAGACCTTTTCAATAACAGACTCTAGTGAGAGTCCTTTTTGACGACCCTGGATAACACCTGCGATACGGTTAACAATTTGACTTGGATCTTGTCCTTGCGCCGCGAGAGCCGGGATTGCCTGTGCATACTGTGCAACAGCAACACGCAGAGAGTCACGCATCTCTTCAATATCAACACGTTGTTCCTCCTGAGTAACATTAAGTTCCATAGGGATCTCACGACGCACATAGTCACGTGATACGAGTTTATCTGAACGCATCTGAAGCAATGCAATGATGGCACGGTTAGGATCCATACCAGACATAATTCCGTAACGTACATCTACGCCGTACTCACCCTTGATGTCACGAGATGGGATGTACTTCATTGAGTATGGAGTACCGTCATCAACGCCACGAATCTCCTTGGTCATAGAACCAAAGACTCTTTCGTCAATCTCAAAGCAAAGAGATACTAGGTCTGTAAACAAACGAGCAAACTGTGCCTGTGCTGCACGGATTTGTGTATCAAATCCTGCTTGTAGGGCTTGTACACCGCGACCTGTAATAACAGATGCGCTGATATCACCTGAACGAGTCTCAGGGTAGCGAGCACCCATACGAAGTTCACGCTCTAGGACACCGGACTCAGTAAAGACTCCAGGTGGTAGTTCCAAAGGAACACGACGAATGCCTTGTGGGTTAGCAGAACGCATAATTGAATCAGGACCAAGTGCCAACTCTTGCACATCTTGTGGGATAGCAATAGGTGCTTCGATAGATTTCTCAGCTGCTTGGATCTGAAGTACAGCAAAACGAGCACGGGCAAGTTGCACAGACAGTACATCATCAAACTGTCCACGTGCTTCGCCATCTAGGGATGAGCGCATAGCAACTGATGCCAAACACTTACCAGTTATGTTAGGTAGATTAGCAAGGACTAGGTTGTCACGCTCTGGGATAAAGATTAAATCCTGATCCTTGTCGTGGTAACGCACTACAGATAGGTTAGGTGAACCTTGTCCGTAGTTATTACGTGGCAAAATCTGTGGTGCAAACTCTGGGTACTGAGCAGCAAGGGACTCGGCATCCATTACAACTATCTGAGATAGTGAAGTGGTGCGACCAAAGCGGTCAATCTCAGGATATACACCAAATGGGTTGAGCAAACGGATACGTGGAGAGTTAGTCTCGTAATCCATCTCAACAAGTGCTGGCAACATACCGTAAGTATTGAACCAGTCTGCACCTTGGTACATCTGAATCTGTAGATCAGATGCTGTGACAAAGTAATTGGCGATACGAGTACGGGTATCTGCAGCTTTACGCTGTGCATCTGAAACCATATTGACTGCAGCGCAGTTAAATGATGGCAGTGGTGCCATCACCTCTGCTAAGTCACGTGCTGCAACGTCAACGAAGTTAGCAACGAGAGGCTTTGGGTAGTCCTCTGAGAACATAGAAGGGTAAACCTTGCTGATGTCTCCTTGGCGTACCGAGAGCACGTCGCGCATACGCTGATCACGTGCTGCGAATTTGGTCTGAAGGCGACCTACCTTCGCAATGACCTCTTTAGTTGTTAACACTGGGGTTCCTTACTTCTTCTTTTTATATAATCCTGGGTACTTCTTGTCAATTGCCTTCTTTGCACCAGCTTCTGCCTTCTTAACACCGGCAGGTGATACACGATCTTGCATTGCTTTAACTGCTGCTGGACCTGTTAGTGGTGCTGGCTTAACTGCTGGACGCTTAACTGCTGGCTTCTTAGCCATAGGCTTCTTCATCATTGCCATCAGCACTTACACATCTTGTCTGACTTACCGCACTTGCGACACTTTCCTGGCTTTCTTACTGGCATTATTTCTTACCTGCCTTCTTAATTGTAGTAGTCTTTTTAGTAGTTGTCTTTGACTTAGATAACTTAACTGCTCCACGAACATTACCCATTTGAACATCAGTGGCTGAAGGAGACTTAGTCTTTACATTTAGTACGCGCTTACGCATACCTTCCTTCAACTTGCTTGCTCTTTTCATTGCTTGTTCTTTTTCATCTTTGCGTTGCTGGGATACAGTGCGCTGGTCAACGCCATTGATATAGTTACTTGGATCGTATGCCATTGTTGTCTCCTTAGACGAAGTGTTGATTCTGTTGGTTTTGTGCGATGAGTTCATCTATATTGACAACTACTCGCTTACTTAATTCTCCTCGTGAGAGGAATGGGTTTTTAAGATGGTGGGATGCGTACTTACCATAGTTAAGCATCTCTCTTGCGCGGATCTCACAGAACCAAAGCGCCATTACCATATCTGTCTTACCCTTAGTAGTAGGGGTCCAGGTAATTAACTGCTCAATCAGCGCCTTGACATTTTCTGTTTGATCGCTAGGAAGATGGATAAGGTTGTCTCTATGATGCTTACCATCGTGCTGCTTCGTTCCAAACAGAGTGGACATACTGGCAACACCGAATCCTGCGTCCCACTTGTTGTTTCCTGTGTGGTGTTCACGTAAGATTACTCCTCTGGATGCAAGGTGTTGCTTAATTCCTTCGTCTTGTGTGAGGAAAGATTGGAACGCATTACGTTCAACGATCCACTCAGAAGGGCCGTATAGGGAAGTCCAATTAAATATAAGCTCACGAATGTCGGCAGGAGACGGTCTACTAATTTTAATAGCATCTACTATGTACCTCTTGTTCGAGTTGCGATCTATCGCATAACAAACAGCTGCGGTATCACCAATCATCGCTGGGTCTAGCCCGCAGATAATGGAAAAACCTGATAAATCTCGTGGATGACCGGGATGTCCTGCAACTAATGCACCAGACTTTCGCATTCCGTCAATGGAGCCGCGAACACATACCGGGTCAAAGGCTGAGTTTTCAGATATATCCTGCTGCTGGTAAACCAACGCCCAGGTAGAAGCATCCATAGCTTGGCGTTCGTTGTACAAGTTACGACCAGACCAGCGAGGATAGAGGCCGTCCTCGTTCTTATCTGAATCTTCTTGTCCATCAAAGGGTGCATCTGAGAAAGGCCAAAGGGTTTCCCACTTATCAGGGTTCTCATCTGCTGTTAAAAGCGCTGGCATAGCAAGATATGTCCAAGGAACCAATCCACCTGGGTATCTATCTTCTTGGCGTAGCTCGCGGTACAAGTCAACTGAGGCAACGCGAGTTCCGATAATAATAAGTTTACCTGTAGGGTTAAG